CGAGATTTCTCCTATAAATGTTGGAGATGAGAGAGAACCAGGCCCATATTATGTTCACGCGACAATACAGTATGCGAATGGTATGAATAGCGGAGATACTTCTCCAATTCAAAAAGGAGAAGCGGCGGCTTCCTTGAAGCCCAATAGATGATGGAGTTGTTGATGGAATTTATAAAGTTAGATGATGCGAACTATATGATGTTCGCGATGAAACACTACGAAAATCCTCAGTGCTCAAGCGTTGAGGAATTTCACGAAGATATGAATCGCATCAAATACTTGAAAAGATTGCTGAGAAAATACAAGACAACAGGTGTGTTGAGAGAACGGCTTATACTGAACCATATAATAATCTTCTACAACATCTTCGGAATAGAACCAGCAACGAGATTGCTTTTCTCAAGAATAGAAGAAGATCTACATCCATATCTCAAGACATTCATAGTGTTTCTGAACAATCTACCGAAGCAAATACCAGAATATGATCTTTTAGTAATTCCGATGGACACAAGAATAATAGCAAAGTTGAGAAAAATAATATGAAGAAACTAAAAGAAGGCGTTGAAGTAGATCAGAAGTTCCTAAAGACATTCGTGATGGATGCCATAAAGAACCCAAGGAAGTTCTACGCACTTCTTACTCTTGCTGGTGTGAATTCCATCGAAGCATACAAGATAATGTATAATCTCAAGCATCCTAGATTGGTTTCCAGCAACTTCAGAACCAAGATGCAGATGCTTGCTCTTCTACAGAATATAATAGAACTAATAACACACGACAGAATACTCTATTCTCGTCTACGCAGTATGGCTATGAGTGGAGATTTTGGTCATATTGCAAAGAATGTGTCACATCTTCCTCTTCGCAAGGGTTCGTTCGAACTCGATGATATAGAAGAAGACGCTGCACCAGGCGCAACTGCACCACTTGTCAGCGATTCCGCACCTACATCCATAGGAACATCGGAAATCGCAGGAGTTGCACCACCAGGTCAACAACCTTTCGTCAGCAGTAGCGTTATGAACAGAAGGAAAAAGATTTCTCCAGGTGTAATGGCTATGCTCAAGAAGATGTTCAACAAAGCAAAGAGCGGTAAACCAAGAGGCGGACAGAGCCCAAACATAATTCATATGAATTGAGGTTAATATGACACCAGAACTATTGTCGCTTATAGGCGGAGGAGTGACTGGATTTATTTTTCGTCATATGGCTGAGAAGAGAGTAGCGGAACAAGAGAACTTCAAGCGTCTCATAGAGATGATAAACATACGAGAGAAGAGCGTAGAAGCGGCGGTAAAGAGAGTTCCTGTCGATGCTGGTAAGACAGTAAGACAGATCATAGTCCTTATGGTTCTATTTGGAACCATCGCAGCACCATTCGTACTCCCGTTCTTCGATATACCAACAGTAGTGGAAGTCCCTGTTACATATCCAGAATGGCTATTCGGTCTGATCCCAGAAAGAAAAGAAACAATATTCCAGACAGTAAATGGCTATCTCTTCACCAAGGAAAATAGAGAGATACTGCTCAGTATAGTTGGTTTCTATTTTGGTTCAGCAGCGGGTGGAAACAGAACCTAAATATAGAAAAGGAGACAGTAATGAAAAAATTTGCAATAATAATGACAACGATTGTTCTATTCACTCTTGCTTCCTGCAAGAATATCTTCACCACACCAACTCTCGTAGAGAGAGGTCCAGATAAGGTCAACAATCCAACCAAGACGATGGTTGCGAATGAAACACCTGTTCAGATCCCACAAGGAACTACTGTAAAATCTTGCGGCGAGACACAAGCAACCTTGACAGACGACACTACTGCAAAGACAAAGGATTTAGTGACAAGCAAGGATGTAGTTCTTCCCAAGAATACAGCAGTTGTTCTCCCAGAAAAGACAGAACTCAAGACCAGTCAACCAACGAATGTAAACATCGGTGCATCATCTGAAGTTGTTCTTCCAGCAGGAACCGAAATAACCACACACAAGTTGAATTGGTATGCAGCACTGTTCTATCTGCTTCTGGTGGTTGTCGCTGGGTATTGGTATATGAAAGTCAAGGGAGACAAAGACGACAACCAAGATGGTATTGTTGATGAACCAGCAGCACCTGTTGTCAAGAAACCAAGAAAAGCAAAAGTGAAAACAGTCGCACCAACCACTCCACCAACAGTTAAGAAGAAATCTCTTTCTTGAACTTAGTGTAGAGATACTTACAGATATAAAAAGAATCAACGATGTCGGAAATTGGATTTCCGACATCTTTCTTTTCTGGACATATCATATCCTTTATTCTCTCACCAGTTTCATCGACAAATGCTTCATACATCATTTGCTTGTCTGCGTTTCCCTTGCCCGTTGCGAACTTCTTTATTTCGGATGGTGTGTATATTGATACTGGTATGTTCAACTGATACATCTTGTATTTGAGAACACCAGTGTTTTCTGCTATATGAAACACTCTACCCTGAGCAGAATATGCATATCCTTCCAGAGCAACCTGATCACAACCTATGACGGTTTCGAGTGCCCAATCTGCAATCGACTCATACCTCTCCATCTCCATATTCCAATCAATAAAACGCTCACCGAATATGTTTCCATAATTCTTTTCAGTGTATTTCTTTATGTCTGTAAGGAAATAGAATGTGCAGTTGTCGTAGGTAAATTGCTCACCACCATCCCCGTTGAAAACACATATGGATGGTCCATTCAGTGAGTAATCTATTCCTGCGATGAGCATACAGTAACTCCATAAAAACACACGCGGGCGCTTGTACGCAAAATGAGTTTTTTGCTAAAACCACTTTATGTGAAGTTAAAGGGTTTTCATTTTGGTATGTTTAAGCGATCAAAGTCCCGCGTGTGCCCAGTATTTATATGAAAACCCCCGCTTTCGCGGGGGTATTTCTGATTATTTCTTATTCCAAGGCAACTTGGAACTGATTAGGTTCCAAACTGGCTGCCCGAACACCGCACCAGCGATGAAGAGCAATACGGAATAACAAACTGTACCTACTGTAGATGAAAAGAAATTACTAAAGTCCATAATAGACCTCCTTGTTAGTATTTATGCGTTGAGAGCGTTAAGAGCATTATCAATCTTGGTTTGTTGTCCAATTATCTTGGCGCCAATAAACTTACAACATACCTTTACATTTGGGTCTTTCTCCCAAAGTGCGGTCTTATCAAGAATATCGACCAAAAACGACAAAGCATTATCTACATTTATATCTGGATTGATTTCAAGTGCGATTGGTTCCAATTTATCCATTTGCTTTTCTCTTTTCTTGTAAAAGTTTAATATCTTTGTTCTTAGTTCCACCATCATATGACCAAGCATATCCCTTTTCCACAAGTAAAGTATTTAGACACACACCAGCATCGTTCCTGATCTCTCCAAGCATTCTGCCATACTTATCGTCTTTGGTGGTCTTTATCGTCAAATTCTTGTTGCTGCTTAACCAATTTTCAACAAAAGCCTTTGCTTCGTTTGCCATCTTTCTCTCGACTTCATCTTTGGCAGTCATTTCTGGTGTGTCCACTCCAGAAATACGAATTCTCTGGATTGTGAACATACAGAAACCGACATCAAGCGTCAGATCGACAGTATCACCATCCACTACTTTAGAAACATTACTAATTCTGTATTCGTACATATATTCTCCTTTAGTTTGTAAGATCAACCAGTTCACATCCATCCGCGCTACATGCCATGGTCTGTGAACTCTTGGTCGTGTCATTCTTCTCGTAATTCTTCAGGATGCTCCAATCAACATCTTTTGGCATCTTCTCAAGAGCAGCAAGGTATTGTTCCTTGGTGCATTCCTGATATGGTGCTTGCTGATATGAGTGATCGGAATGTGGTAGGAACGAGATGCCGCTGATCTCATCAAAGTGATCATAGACCCAAGAACCTACTTGCATCCATTCGTGATCCTTTACAGTCACGGTGATTGATGGCTTGTGCTCGCACCAGTTGCGCTGATACTTCAACCACAATTCAAGATGCTCTATTGCTGTCATATCATTTCTAGTGATGGAACCTTCTGCTTTCATAGGGAACGAGAACACCATAGTATGATCTGGTTTCATAACACAAGGTTCAGCGGGGAAACCAAGATCAATCATCATCTGACACAGTGGATCCTTGCGATCTGCACGGACAGTTCTGATGTAATATTCACTGTGACGAGCGTGGATGCCTGACGCAGCATCTGTCAACTGAGATACTGTTCCCGATGGCTTGACGCAGGTGATTGCGGCCGCTTGATTGATCTTCAATCTCTTCGACCAATCCTTATTTGTGTCGATTGCCACTTGCTTCAGACCCTGCAAGAACATATCGGAAGGATTTTGCATAATCTTATTGTCAACAATTCCCGTCAGAGAGACACCAAGCAGTGCTTCCTCTTCGCAGTTCTTCTTCCAATCGCTAGTAAGATAGGGGAAGTTGGTGAGAGATGCTTGCCATGTTCCTAGAATGGATGCTAGACGGATCTTTCGCTTCAGAGATTCCTCTGTGTCATCTGAACGGATTATAACTTCAGTAAGGTTGCAAAATTCACGGTCGCGTAGAATAATCTCACTGCAAGGATTTGTACCAAACTCATAAGACGAATCTCTGCGATCTCCCAACTTGGAAACAGTTCTACGACAAGCATCACGGTTGAAAATGCCGCGTTCTCCACTCTTGCTCTTATAGAGTGACAACCATTCTTCAATAAAGACACCAATTTCTGGTTTCTCCTTGTATGCTACGCTGTTGTTTGCGAGTGCTCGCTGCGGATTGTCAGTCCACCACGCGCCAGTCTTAGCATCACGCATTCTTTCATCGGTGAGATTCGATAGGCTAATAAGAGCAGATCTACGCACTCCTCCGACCACGACAATCTCTGCAATCTTACAGACAATATCGTGGCACTCAATAGATGTGAGTTTCCTGCCGGCGGCTCTTCGGAAAGTATCACTGGTGAATCGGAAAAGATCTTCGAGAGGTTTAGGACCCGATGCTCTTCCACCGAATGTCTTGAGGCGCGCGCCAGAAGGACGAACCTTTGAGATGTCCCATCTTGGAACTTGACCTCCAATAAGCAGGGAGATAAGTTCTTTATAAGCCTTAGCCCAACCAGCCTTACTGTCTTGGACAACGATGATTGTATCTGAGTCAGTAAAGTGTTCAGCGATTGTAGGAAGTTTCTCGACATATTGACGCTCCACACTAAAACCTACACCTGTACCACACATCAGGATGTAGAGGATTTCATCGAATGCTCTTACACGATTTACAGCCACATATGAGCAGTTGTAGCCAGCAGTGTTGTCCCTTTCCAGTGCTTCTCCTGCTGTCATCAAAGCACGCATACTTGGCATGATCTCAAGATTGAGAACTGCTTGCTCAAGTTCATTTCTTAGATCACCCGATAGTATAAATTTTTGATTATCCTTGAGGTGTGCCTCGAAGAAATCGAAATAACGCTTCACTGTCTCTTCCCAAGTTTCTCTTCTATTCTCCTTTTCAAGCCATCTTGAATAACGGGAAAGGTGAATGAAATCTTGGTAAAGTGTAGGTAAACTCATAATAACTCCTTTGATGAATATCATACCACAACCGATTGTGTTGTCAACTGCTTTTGTGCTTGATATGTAGTGGTTAGAAAGTGCCGCCGTCGAGGTTGTCGTTCACCCATTCTGAACCGTTGTATTTCAGAACTTGATTTGAATTTGGTGAACTTATAGTAACATCAGACAGATCGGACAAAGCAATATCAACGATAGTACCGCTCTTGACTACCCAAGCAACACCGTTCCATTCCCAAGTGACGGTTCCTATGCTGTGTATTGTGCCTATAGATGGTGTGTTTGGAAATCCTGCCATGTTAGTTCCTTATATGATCTCGAACCAAGAAAGATCCGTAACTATTTTAGTATTTGCGGTGGATGCGGCGGCCATAATGGTCAATACATCGGATACTCCTGCTTGAGTTCTTCCTAATTGGAAATTGAAGTCATTTGCTTCATTGACGACCAAGGTTCCACCGTTGTTGATATAACCACCTATGACATCCTTGGCACTACTAAGAGAGGTGGTATTTGTGTGGAGGACATAATCGACATTTCCATTATAATGGGTTGACCAAGTTGGAGAAGTCCCACCAAATGTTCCATTCAATACTATTCTGTACTGAGCCCATGTATTCGATGTCACGACAATGCTGGTATTCGATGGTACAATCACCGAATCGAGACGGTTTGAATTTAGACGAATGGATGCTATTGGATAGTATGTGTCGGCATTTGTCAGATTGAAAGGTGTCGTTCCCGAAGAAATATTAAATCTTCTGCTGAATCCTTCAAATCCTGCTTCCGACATCACGCTGTTGCATATCTGCTTTGCAGTAGAGGCAGATGCAGTCGCTGCGACATTCTCTATCTCCATACGCAAAGGCAGAGATGCGGTGGTCATGTATACCGTTGAGCGAAGATTGTCATTATGAAAAGTATGGGCAATCACTGGTCTTCCATCGACTATGAAACCAACACGAACATCACCGACACCCAACCATTCTATGTCCATCAGCAGAATGTTTGCCTTGGTAAGGTCAAGAGTTCTTCCGCTAGGACCAGAACCGTTGAATTTGTCTCCATTCCAATCCGATTGTGCCACCTTATATGTCGTATCATCTACCGAGCCACTCACATATGTCCTCAGAACGAGATATACCGTATTGTCTGTCTGCTCAAGATATATTCCATTTTGCATTCCAAAAAAACCAATCCTCTGTCTGAGGTTTGTCTGTTTTGGTGCAAATACAAATGTTGATAACACCAATAAAGATTTTCCTGGCTGGTATGGGAACACTCTTTTGGTTTCTCTGTATACTTTTGAACCAGAAGCGGTAGTTACTTTAAGATCCAGTGTGCTTTCATTTGTCTTAAATTGTGTTGTTCCCCCAGAAGCAGTCAGAGTATCCCACTTGTCGTTTTCCTGATAGCGATGCTGGGAATCGAATAGAGTAAATGGAGTGCTGACCTTTAGACGAGCAAAAGCATCTATCGCTTCTCCCTTGAATCGTATCTGATCGTTGAACAAGTAACTCATATTATTCTCCATCCATCTCTATAGATGAACTGTAGTGCTGCATTATCTAGATTTATTATTGCCGAATCCTGATTGTCGATGTAATCATTAGTGTTCGATGGAACTATCATAATGTATCTATTAGCATATCCTGCATGGCCAGATTCATCCTTCACAGTTACGGTCTTACCAGTTGTAGGATTTGATGGCAAAGTAATGGTGACTATGCCAGGATAGTTCACACCGATATAATAATCCAAGGAAGTCGCCTGATATGACGAACTTGTAACTTCAACAGTGTTGAAAGATGGTGAAAGATTGGTAGTCGGTACTACCGAAATTTCCACCCACTGGTACGAATCTCCATCGTTGAAGTATGTGAAGTATCTACCTGTTGTGCTGTTGAACCAACGATCACCGTGGGCCGCTGGTGATGGTGGAGATGGTGCGTAGGTGAATGTGCTTTCTCCAGGCGGACCCTGATCGCCAGTGTCTCCCTTCGGACCTTGAACTCCCGTATCGCCCTTTATACCAGTAATCTCTACCCACTGGTATGAATCACCGTCATTCATATAGACCAAATAACGACCAGTTGTACTGTCAAACCAACGATCACCGTGTGCAGCACCTACTGGTGCTGTTGGACCATATGTGAATGTGCTTTCACCTGCTGGACCCTGAGGACCTGGTGGACCCTGCTCACCAGTTCCCCCACCTCCACCGCCGCCAGTTCCAAGAGCAGTGACAGTTATGTTGTTTTTATTTACATCTACAGTAAAACCATCTGCAAAGTTTATATTGCGAAGGTTCTTTACTATCTTCTGTCCATCCTTGAATACAGAAACATTACCACCACCACCGCTTTGAGTGGTATATGCGGAACTCAACTTATCCTCTATGAACTTTGTCTCTAACTTTAGTTCCTTTGTTTCCTTGTCGTAGAGGAGTGGAAACGATGCTTCTAGTATCGCGTCTTTGCCAGCAGGTCCAGCAGGTCCAACCGCACCCGCTGGCCCCATAGGACCGATCTCGCCACGAGAACCCACAGGACCTTGAATACCTTGTTCGCCGCGTTCGCCCCTCTCTCCGCGGTCACCACGATCTCCCTTTGCTCCTTGTGGTCCAACTGCACCTTCAGGGCCTCTCTTTCCTTGCGGGCCAGGTATTCCCTGATCTCCTTTCTCGCCAGCGACACCCTGAGGTCCGATTGGACCCCGTTCTCCCCCAATTCCTTGTGGGCCTTGGGGACCGATTTCTCCGCGTTGTCCTTGCTCACCTCGGTCTCCCTTCTCCCCCTTATTGCCTTGGGGGCCTGGTTCGCCTTTGTCACCCTTTTCCCCTTGCGGGCCAGCAACACCGTCGAGTCCATTCTGACCAGGATCACCTTTATCTCCCTTCTCACCCTTTGCGCCTTGAGATCCTTCTGGTCCCATCATTCCACGAGGACCAGTTTCTCCCTTTTCGCCTTTCTCACCTCTTTGTCCAGAAATGCTTTTTACGATTGGTTGTTCTGTTATAACAACTTTATTTTCTTCATTATCCACTACCGTAAGTGGAATGTCGGCATCTCTTGCTTCCATAAGAGCATCTATGATGCTCTGCTTCTTATCCACACCACCTATGATCTTTACACATCTATTGTTCTTTTCATCCAAGAAATGAAATTCACCCTGACCACGCAGTTTTATTCTATAGACGGGAAATTCATTTGCCAGTTCTGCTGTGCAATATGCTAATACCGTTCCTTCTTCTAGATCGCCAATAGTATGGGTGGTGGTGAATTCGTCACCATAACGAACCAAACCACGCCGCAAAGGAATATCAGTACCACCGTATTTTCTGGACATATACTGTTATTTATGTTATTAGTTGCTCCCAACAAACGGGATAAAGAGGACGAATTATCTCTCCAATTGCGTCAGCATACCTCTGAACCTCCCACTGCGCGTGAGCGTCTGTACGCTGCTTATACACGCGGGCAAACGCAGATAGAGATCCTGTCCACCACCACTCTGTATAGGTTGATTGGGGTAGAATGCTTCTGGCCTGCTCTGGTGCAACTCCAGATGCCAATAGTCCATTATATACCTCTACGCACTTCTCTGCCGTTTCTCGGAAGCCGTTCATCATAAGAACGGATGGTTCCGTGACAAATCCGCTGCTTCCCTGTTTGGCTCCGTCC